ATTAGCACTTAGACCACCAATGGCTGGATCAATGGATAACTCATTCTTTGGATCCAACGTTAATTTCTCTACAGGCTCACCAATTTGTGTGGAAGCCAAGGAATGAAAAACCAAATTTTTATATGGTTTGACATCATCAATGACTGGCACATTAGTGAAACCAAAAAGAGAAGCTATACTGGAAATTGCCGATGCTCCCATCCGTGTTGCTGTAGCAAAACGTCCTATGACGGGTACATCCTCCAACCAGCCAGCCGCTGTGGCTATAGCTGATGCGGGTGCGGAAACAACTCCCTGACCATACTCGTCTGACTTGCCTTCAACTTCTGATTGAAGAGCAGGTTTGATGGTAGGACCACAGAGTCGAACATCCTCCGCCCATGCGTATGTGGTGACTTGCACTGCATTACCAGCTGCACCATTGGCAGATTGCAAAGCTGAATATAAAATATATTCAATTTTGCCCATATCTCTAGGTTCAAGGTTGTTAGTGATATCAATCCAATTTCGATTATAGAAAAAGGGTAATACCATTTCACCACCTTTATTACACGAAGGTAAGATAGAAATATGAGGGCGTTGAGAGAAAGGTATCAGACAAGACGAAGTTGTCTTATCATTGATAGTGTCCGTCTTATAACCCGATAGGGGCATATAGGCAGCAATAAGTTTTCCAAACAGAAAGGGAGAAGCATTAATGACAATCTTAACATGCAAATTACAACTGATAAACGAATAATTATCAATCTTCTTTTTAATTACAGGATTGTTAAAGAAAAGAAACCAAGGATTGATTGTTTGTTGAACAATCGTAGAATTTCCTTGTGACCATGAGAAACTATTAATTTCCACTGGACGTGAAAGAAAATTTCCTAAATCCGTATTTGGAATATAATCATTATAAAAAGTCGAATCAGTTATAGGATTAAATTTAAGAGAGTCACCAGATGTATCGTCCGAAAAATGGACATTCTGCTGCTCAGTAGTACCTTCCTGCTCCGTTCGAGTAGGAAGGTTCGTGTTTGGATTTGATACTTCAACTTCAGATTGAAGCTGAAGATCAGTGTCACGCAAAGGTGACAAAGGTACTTCAATAAGGCTATTTATCATTTTGAGTCTATTCACTTCGATATTCAAAGCGTCCAGGGCCTCCTCAATATGATGGAGAAGCTCGCGTGCTTCTCCGCAACGTTCACTACTTCCACGGGTAGTGATCCTCTTTATAGTTTGACCAATCAGTTATCACTTTCAAACACCAGATTAAGGTGGATGAACGAAGAGTTGTTTGGGGTATCTTTCACCCTTCCGGATTTATACCGCATCCTTTGGCGGGTTCGACCTCTAAATAGAGGATCTAAAGTAGCGCGAGACTTCTCTAAAGTCCACGCACAAAGACTCATACGTAGGTAAGGTATGATCTTCCTGATACATCGCTAAATCGCACTCGTCTATAATTTCTTGAAACATAATACGTTTTTCTTCGAATTTCTCTTTACCATACCAGAAATACTCACGCAGAGCTGTGGAAATCACAGCCATTGCTTGATGTTTTGCCGATATGGTTTTACTCTTTACACATGTGGTTAGCATTTTATCAAAAGAAGCATGATCTAATGGACAAACATAAAGACCTAAATTTTCATCATAACGCCAAGAGCGTTTCAGAAAAGAAGCATCTTTAATATTTATATACGGAATAGATTCAGCTTCCTTATCTGCCATAGTATATGTTATATCTATGGCCAATAATGCTGCACATATATTAGTATGATGAAACCAAGGAACATCATCTGAAACACCCATAATATTATCATCACCATAAGTCATTAAATGAACATTATCTTGAAAAGTTTTAACTTCAGATTTGGGATTAAGTGTATAATACACATAACGCATATATAAAGAATTAACTAAACTATTAATAATAACAGTCAAAGGGTGTCCAGAAGGATTTGATCCATAAAATTCAAGCAAATCTCCATTAAAATCAATCAAGGGAAATGCTGTATCTTCAGCAATACCTTGAATGACTTTAAAATCATCATCTAAAAAGCCTGCTTCTTTACAGATCGCTTTAATAATATCGAACGCTGCTAGAATCATACTAGCAGGCATACGTTTATCAAATTTAGCATAATCACCTGCTACAATTTTATCTTCACCAAAATGGACTAAAAACTTACGTATTTCGTTCCATTCCGGAGATTGAGCAATTGTTCC